CTGCCGAACTCCTGCCATCTGGCGCTGTCTTTCATTTTCATAATTCTGGAAGGCGTAGGGGGCTATAGCGTCCGCGAAAGTACGCGCGTAAAGCTCGTCGGAGGCCCCTGAGCCCATTCTGTTGGCCGCTGCCATACGGGAGTCCACCGCAGGGCGAACCTGGCGCTCTATGGCCGTTCCTACGTTCCCTAGCCAGGGATTGCCGGGGTCCAGATAATCCCCTCGCAGAGTGCCTGTTAACTGCTGGGCAGCGGCCTGATTGACCGGAGAACCGGCAAGCGCTCTCTGCGTGGTTAGATCAAGAGCAGCAAGAGACTCAGGAGAATAATCAACAAAGGTCTGTCCCGGGAAATACTGCGGTTGTGGAGTTGTAGACCCAAATTGACTGAATGCCAAGTTCTGTTCAGCCTGCGGCCTTTGCCTCAGATAATCGAGCGCGCCGCCGAACTGTCCAGTTGCAACTTGAGCGGCAACGTCAGGATTGGCCTGCAAATACGCCGGCTGGTCGATAGTGGGACCACCCGTCGCAAGGGAGCCTGCTTGTGAATACAGGTTTCTGAGATAACCCTCTTGTCCAGACCACGGCTCCACATTGGTATTCTGTATCGTGGTGGTCGTGCCAGACGGTGAATCGTCGCTCATAGGTCTTTCCTTAATAGAATGACTGAGTCATCCCAATCCTTGAGAATCCTTGCCCATCCCTTGCGGCCAAAGAGTTCAATGAAATTGCAATCGTTTTTCTTTCCCCACTCCTCTATGTCGGGGAGGAAAGACAGGTACTCCTTCAGATTTCCCCCTCCGATATACTGAATCAGAAGAGAGCGATTCCGCTTGTATTGGACAATCTTGGTGGTCAGGGCCAGTTCTACCTTTTCATCAAAGGCACAGGCCCATAGCTGCGCTTCTCCCGCTACTAGAGCCTCGTAGAGGTCTCTGTCCGTAGCGGTCCCGTGCCCTCTTTCTATAGCGGGCTGGAGCAGCGGAATAACGTGCGTCCAGACCATGTGAACGTTCTCTCTGGGAACGAGGTGGAGAGACCTATCCATGATACGCTCGCTTTATTGTGCGTTGTGTTTCTATCAAGCGGCTAACGGCCTACCCGAACAAGACGTAAACAAAGGTTCTATCGCTCTGGGAGTTGTTGGCGTGGTTAATCACTATCGTGCCGTTTGCCGCGTTGGCGTAAGTCTGATAGATCGTTCCCGCACCTATCTCCGCAGAAGCGTTCGCCGTGGTCGGGACTAAGACGGCTATCGTATCAGCACCGATCTGGCTGGCCGTAATGTTCGTGGTCGTGGCGGACGCCGTGAGGGTTATGGTTCCAACGGTATTGATCTTGCCATCCAGGATGTTCTGAAGCCCGCTAGCCAGTTCCCTGCGGTGTTCAGCCTCGTTAGGATGGGTTGTCTTGACGCTGGTTTTGGTGAAGGCCATTATTGCCTCCGCCGGATATTTTCCCCAATCGCCCTAGACCTAGCCTCGGCGTATTTATCCGCTTCACCGAGAGTGTCGAACACCCCCACCGGATTATTCGCTCCAGCCTCAAATAATTTTAGCGCTTCGTTCGGTTGGAGAATTTGGCCGTTAACCACAGTAGGAATTAACACCCACTTATCACCCATTTGATATGTCGCCGTTAACTCCGTGTGATAGCCTCTATCGTCTGTAACAATGGGCCTCGTTAAATCAATCGGGGGCTGATCTGGATATTCTGGAACGAAGGCGAAATTGTTGGGTGTCTGTCCCCGGCCCCACGGAGCCAAAAGACCGCTTGGCTTGACCTGATTCTGCCCAATATCAAGAAGCCCTCGACCACGAGGAGGTTGGCCGCGTGGGTTGTATTGCCCTCTCGCGTTCCACTCCTTCCAGAGCGTCGGGTGGCTCCGCCCCTTCAACAAGACGCCTTCGCGATCAACTGACGGCCAATGATATGTCCCGTCTTGCGCCATCTCGGGCTGGACCCCCGACTTCCATGCCTGGCGGTAGTCATAATCAGGTGTATTCAGATTGGGGCGCTCGCCGTACAATTCCGTGTATTGCTCAAACCACGGAGACGCTTGAATGCTTCTTTGAAAAACCTCTTCCTGTCTAGGGTTGAGGCCAGTATTTCCCGCCATTGAGGGATATCCGTAGGGCCTCATTGCCAGCCCTGCGGGGAGCCCTCCATCTCAACGCCGATAGCCTCGTCAAACCCACCCGTGATCTTGACTCCGACCTTGTGATAGCGGTCGTGGTTCCTTATGGGAACTTCACCGTTCGAGTTAATCGCGACGTAGGAGCCAAAGGACACAGCCTCGTTCTGGATGGTTCTCGATCCCACCCTTGCCGTGATAGTGGCCGAAGTCCCGTTGACTAGAGGGCGAACGGAGTTGGTCTTGAAGAACTGACCCGGCGCGTTCTCCCGCTCCCCCGTCTCAAAGACTGCGTCCAGGGCTGTTGCGGTGAAATGGGCCATCACATGAGATCTGTTGAAGGCCGAGAATTGCGGGTTTCCTCCGGTCCATACTCGCGAATCAAGCGAGAAGACCAGAGCGTCGACGGACGAGGAAACATTGTCCAGAGTGTCTAGCGTGTAGCCCTCGGTGAGGGTGGAGAACAGATGCTCCGTATCCAGATCGACCGTTGACCACTTCTGCGTTGGCCAGTTGTAGATAAGCATCTTGTCAGGGTCGCCGTTACCGGCGGAATCGGTGGTTGTGTAGGCCCACACGATATTTCTGTTTCTTAAATCCAACGCCCCCTGAATACGCGCCTTGTACGTTTCGTCCAATTCATTGAAGAAGAACAGGTCAACCTTATTCGCCCCAATGGGGGTGCTTTGAACGCCGTCAAAGACGTAGAACCCGTCCTCTGCAAGATAGAAGACAAATCGTCCGTACCGAACAACGGAGTTCTTGGCCCACGCCCCCCGGTTTCTCTCTACCTCGTCAAAACGCCATACCGTAGGGGTGCCTTCGTATTGCATTCTCCAGATGGCTTTTTCCTGAAAAATAACCCCGTACTCACCGCCGACGATCTTCTGAATCCACCCTCCAGGTCCATCTAAGTCCTGATAATCCGCTTGGCTTGCCGCGTCCTGATCCCAGTCGGCATCGTCGTCAATGTTTGGCCATCTCACCCTGTTGGGATACAGCGTACCCCCCTCGTCCACGTTTCCTATGACCGGGAATTGCCGTACAGTCGCGATGTGTCTTGCCTTGGGCGTTAAGGTCGATGTCGCTAGATCAGAAAAGGCTGTCCCGCCCATCGTGATTTTCTGCATTGCATCGGCAATGTTCACCGCGATGATGGTATCGCCCTGCCCTCTCGCAAACTCCCAACTATCGTCAGCCGGACAGGCATATCCCCCTGCTTTGGAGGAATCGGTCCACGTCGTGGCGTCAAGCCTGTAGAGCTTTGTCGCATCCCCCGCGTAGTAATTAGTCGTGCCGTCCTTGGCCAGGGCGGAGACGGCACCCTGGCAAAAGCCACTCAGCGCGCTACTAACCGTGGTCAGACCGGGGAACTCCTTGTAGCCGTTCTGATGTGGCATACAATTTTCTGCCTTGGTCAGGCCGGGATTGCCAAAATCAGGGAGGTCCGGGAGGAGTTCGTTGAACTGGATTCTTGACTTTGATTGGGGCCGTCGGTTGACCCCCTGGGATATGTGAGCGAGTCTCTGCGTCAGCTTCAAGTTCCGGCCCTCGATCTACGGGACATCACAAGCCCCTGAATGTCGGATTTCATGGTCAAGGGAGCGGGGCCGTGGCGATCCTTGGCGTCTGCCTTCTGAAGTCTGTCCACAAGGTCTTCGTAGAGATTGGCCCACAAGGATATTCTCGGGTCGTCTCCCAAAAATGGCGCAGCATGGAGAAGAGAGGCGTAGAGGTAGGCAAACGGTGCCCTTGTCAGCAGGGCATTGTTGTCCGTGTCTGAGGAAAAGGCGGCAAGGGATTTGTAGTAGTTGACCGGGACCGAATAAGCGGAGTCAGGCACGGGACCGAACAGGATATTGTCGCCCTCAATGGTAATGACGGAGGGCCGACCCGTGGTGGTGGCCCGGAACTTCGTCCAGTAATCCGGTGCAGACATAAATTCCAGGGAGCCGCCTGAATCGCCCGAGATATAGATGCTTCTCAACTGCTCAAAGCGCGTAGGCAGGGCCACGGTGCGGGTTGAGGCCGTTGTCGTGAGAGTCGAAGAAGTCTCCATGAGGCGAATACGAAGGTCGAGGCGCAGCATCGTTTCCCCGCCCGCAATGAACTCAGGCACACGCGAAGACAGGTCTGTACGCGCCAGCCAGTTATCTACGGCGGTCTTGAGCTGTCCGTATGTGCTAATTGCCATCAAACATATCCGTATCGTTCAGGGTAAGTCGGGTGCATGTCACCCAAAGGGATGCCCTCGCCTTGGTGTTTCAGGAGTTCGGTCGGACCCTCGGGGATGTAAATGTCGATCCCCCGGCCCATTGCGTATCCGATGATCCAGTTCAGGTTCGGGAGTTGGTAGGTGTAATCTGCTGCGTTGGTTTTCGGGCAGTCGATACCCCAGAGCCCAATTCTGTCCACGTCTTCGTGAATCGCGAGAGCAATGGCGTATGTGGGCGACGAGTTGTACCAATCCTTCTGATACTGGACCCAATTGCGGCGCGGGAAGTTGTGGAATACCGTCTGCAAGAGGTCTTCAATGGGGAACTCCACAGAGGTCGGTATATCTTCCCATTTCCTCTGCATGTAGATGGGCACCCACGCTTCCTGGAGCTTTTCCCAGTAGTCTCCGTCTCTCTTCGCTTCGGGCTTCTCCAGTAATGTTCTGTCGTGCATCTCGAACATTCGGTCGTAATGCACCCAATACCCTCTGTCCCACGGCAGACCCCACGCTTCCCATTCGGGGTCTTCAAAGGGTGCCTGATCGTGGGTTGAAAGGGATTGCCCGACGACTGCGACCTGCCTCATATCTTGTCAGCGGTCCTGAAATGCCTATTGTCGGAAGAGCGCAGACGCTTGAGAAAAAAGGCGTTCTGTTCCTTCTTTGGCCACTGCCAGAATTCCACCCCTAGCCCCGCTTCGATCCTCCACTTCTCAGCGACCTGTAACGGGATTGAGCCGACTCTCTTCAGCTCTCTTGAGGGGGAGTAACCGTCGTTGAGGTTCTGTAGCCGCTTATTATTCTCGACGATAGCTTCCACGTCCTGCTCGTGGTGGTGGGCCATCGTGTCCGTCTCTTCGTCGTAATATACTGTTGTCCTGACCGCGCCCCATGCGTCGTAGAGAGGTTGCCCTATCCGCTTCAATGAATGACCTCCGACATCGAGTGGAGACCCGTTCTCACCATGACCATCGCTTCGGCCTGGGAATGGCCGCAGTGGGTCGCCTCCTCCGCTGATGAGAAACCCGTGTATTCCATGACCAGCTTGTATTCCCCCTCAATCTCGTAGATCGACATATTCAGAGTGATGGGATCAAACAGCTCAAAATCGTCCATGAAATTACCGAGACAATTCCTCGATATAGAGACGCCCCGTCCCCTCGTCTGTGCTAACGCCGATGATGGCATTGCCGGGAACCTTGAATATCTGCGGGTCGCTGTTGGGCATGTAGATGGACAGCGCGCCTGAATACGGCGTTCCTGAAAACGCAACGAACCCGGTGTGGCCCTCAAGGGTCAGGCGGATGAAGTTCGTGAACGCGCCTAGAATGTTACTGTTCGCCTCCGTCGTGGCTGCCGTAACCTCCGTGACGGCAGTGACCGTCCACGGGTTCGCCATTGCGGGCACGGAAAGAAATCCGATCAGCGCAACAGCGGCAAGAAACTTCTTCATTCGACTGTCTCCATTTTTAGTGCGATAGCCATTTCCATGAGCGGGGCTAATGCCGCTGGACTCGCGTGGTCAAGAGCAAGTCCCGTCCTGATAGCGTTTCTTATGTTTTGTTCGTCGCCCTGTATCGCAGACCAGATCGCGTCGGAAATCCATGTTCCGGGCTGTAATCGGGCGTTTGATTTCAGTTCCGCAAGGATGGCGTTAATTCGATCTTCGTTGCCCTCCCATTTCTCGTAGGTGAAATGATGCTCAAGAATGGCGAGAAGCAGGGCCGAATTGTGGGGCACCGCCGAGAGGGCGATGTTGAATATCTTTTCTGCCGCTGCGTCATCGACACTGACAATGTCGGGACCAAGGGACTCCAGACCGATCAGGGAAAGCGCCAGTTGACGCCGGAACATCGGATCTATGGGGTACCTCTTGTAGGCGTCCCAATTCTTCTGAAGCGCGAGAGGCCGGTTGTGTTCTATAACCAGGCGAACGTAACCGAAGTCCTTGTGGGCCATAGACCACAGGACTGTCCCTGTTATCAGGGCTAATGAAAGGGATATGGCCGGGAGCGCCAAGGAAAAGCGGGGAAGGTTGACACTTCTCCTAGTCGCGTCTCGTGACCATATCCCTAGAGCCGCAGCGATCAGAAACCCCGTGGCAGGATTCTGAAGGGGGAACGACATCATTGAGATGGTCCCGCCTATAGCCACGGCCCACACGGACGCCTTTCCCAACTTCGTTGTTGGCTGCACAACAACAAGGCTGAGAAACATGGCGACCGCGATTGTCAGGCCGATAATTCCGTACTCAGATAGAATCTGTAACGCTTCGTTATGCGCCTGTCCGGCGTAGACAGTGGTGGGCCGCATGATCGTGTCCAGCCACGGGAACACGGCCATGTGGGCTTCCTGTACCCTTGAATAATTGTAGTCGAAACTCCCCGCACCATGCCCCCACACGGGAGACTCGGCCCAGAGGAAAATCGTGTTTGTAAATATCTCCAGCCGAGAAGT